TGGCGCTGGAGCGCCCGACTCCATGATTGAGGATATTCTGGTTGGGGTACAGGGCGAACTCGATCGGTTAGGCGAGATGGGTATGGGCGGACTACTCGATATCTTGGATCTCGCTGGAATGGGTTTGGACCCTGCTGCTGTAGCGTTGGCATTTGAGCAAATGTACAACATGGAAACTGCTGGACAAATGGGCGGAGGCGGCGGAGGCGGTGGAGGCGGTGGTCCAGATCGAGGGGACCAAGGCACCGGCGACTCCGGAGGCACAAACGAAGAAGACGAGGACGAAGACAGCGGCTTCCCAGCCGACGAGTCCACATCTGCGACGGCTATTTGGGGAGGACCCTTTGGAAACGGCGAAGGCGTACCTGAGACGGGCGACAACGAGAACGACCCGGACTGGGACACCGACGACGATGGTGTAGCTGCCTTTGGGTCAACGTTCGAAGAACCGGGCTTTAGAATGGAGGGATTCGGTACTCCCCCTCGCAACTTCTCCACTAATGCCTATGGTATTTATAGCGCACTACTGAATGCCCTGCAAAACATTGAGCCAGGAGAATAGAGGTAAAGAATTATGGCAGATTCAGCTTATTTATCACGCCCGCAAATATATCGAGCACTCCTTAAGGACACTGCAGCGCTGAACAGCTTCCCTGAAGCCCTCGATTATCTTGGTGCGATACCCACAAACCCTGAGTTTGTGTTCCCGTACCTCCAGACGGCAACCGGCGACGGCAGCCCGGTCGCCCCCAGTGGACTCCGCGCCGACCGGGAACTTCCCGACGATCCCGATCTTGCCCAGCAAGAGCAAGAGGAGGTGTCCGGAGAAGGACATCCGATCGAAGACTGGCCTTTCCAGCGCCTAGGCGCCGATAACTTGAATGCATCCACGTTTGCGGACAACGCCGATTTAAATGATAAAAACACACCTGTCCGCCGCAACTGGTTTGATCATGTGGCTTTAATGAACATCATGCTAGAGAAATTTTCTGCCGAGCCGGAATTTGTTACGTTTGGAAACCCGCACGCGTATGAGGAAGAAGATCGGACCCTTATGCAAGCGGTCCAGGCAGAACTGCGACGCTTCCGAAGTCAGGTATACGCTCCCAACAGCAAATCCGATGCGCATCGGCGTCGCTATTTCAAGATAGCATATGCCGACACCATTGCCCGCGCCCAGAACTTCGGTCCTTCCACTTCACGAGCCGCTAGGGAAGCTGACTTCTTCAATAGTCGCAACCGCACCGGCGATCGACACCGTCCAATACTCTTTACTTTCCACAAAGACGATCCGCCGTATAATAATAACACACAGTTTGTTGCGACCCGGATTCTAGTTAGGATCATCGCAATTCACAATGCTTTGTACGGATCCGATCTGAAGCCGTTTAATTCGGATCTAAATTATGTTCGCTCAAGTCGCCGCGCCGTGAGGTACATGCTGGCTAATATCTCTGCTGGCATTGCTGTGTTAGCTGAGGATATAGAGACCTGGATTGACGAAGAATCCGAGCGCCAAGAGGAGCTGGAGGAAGATGTTGAAGAAACTATCTCCGAAGAACTAGAAGAGTTCGGCTTCGATCTCACAACGCTCACAGAATCAGAAGTTTATAGTATCTCCACCAATCCAGCGTACGAGGAATATTTTTCTACCACCTTCTCACAGGATGTTATTACAGCCATTCCTATAATCAACAATCTTTATTTGACAGAAAGATATTTTATGGACATTGAATCAGCGCTGGCAAGTCCCAAAGCAAAGGCACTTAGTACCTTAGTTTACCTTCTCTCGCAGGATGCGAACTTCAACATGGAGCCTAATATGTCTAATGCCGATAGTCAGGCTGCAATTGCGGCAGCCACAGGGAATAAAGACCACGGCATCGAGGCAAGAGATTTTATTTTAAAAATGTTGATTCAAGCACCCATCAATATTTTAAAGGGACTCGCCGAACTAATAGACCCTCACCTGGCTATAACAAAATTAATAAAAACTGGGTCATCCTATGCCTTTGGGCAGGGGGCAAAAGCCCTCAACGCTGGACCGGTAGACGCTATTAATGAAAGCACAGCGGCAACCATGCAGCAGTTCGGATTTGAGGATTACGAGCTTAATCTTACGGGGAAAAAAGCCATGGGGCTTCTTTTATGTTTGATGGATGCTGGATTCAGGGCGGGGGATATGGGCATCAAGGCAGCGATATCGGATGCCGGACTGCCCGATGAGCCCGGCGGGAACTTGCCGAATTTCTTCCCTACTGTGGATCTCGACGGTATTGATATGACGGGGACAGTAGCCGGAATGTTTATGATACCTCCCACACCATTCGGCTTCCTTTATTTGCTGTTAGAACTAATTAAAAATGAAATCGGCAATAGAACAGAGAATGTCGATGGCGCCGGTGATAACCCACCGGACTGCAGTGATCAAGAAGGAGAGTGAGCATGAGTTCAGGTTTAGCAGTCGCACTACCACTGGTCCAAAGTGATATTTTTGGTGCCTATCGCCTAAATACAACGTTTGCTGATTTAGCAATACAAAACCTCAAAATGCTCGTTCTTACAAATCCTGGTGAAAGGATGATGGACCCTAGTTTTGGGGTGGGCATACGACAATTTATATTTGAGAACCCTGGACCCACAGTCTATGGGGAATTGCGAAGCCGCATCCAGAGACAAGCCAAGCGGTATCTTTCGTATATTAATATAGATGGTGTAGAATTTTCAACGCCCTCAGTGCCCGAATTATTTCCTAATGATCTCCAAGTAAGGATTAAATTTACAATCATTCCTCTTCAAACCAGAGCAATTTTGAGCGTAGAGGCGAATCAACCTATTTAATGAGATAAACTAATGTCCAAAAAATTACAATCGATAAAATATACAAGCCGCGACTTTGATTCTATCCGGAAGGATTTAGAAAATTACGCAAAAAGATATTACTCAGATACCTATAAGGACTTTAATAAAGCCTCCTTTGGGTCTTTGATGCTAGACACCGTTGCTTATATCGGAGACATTCTTTCCTTCTATGTTGATTATCAGGCGAATGAAAGCTTTTTAAATACAGCGATTGAATATGACAATGTCCTGCGGCTTGCCAATCAAATGGGATTTAAGCTAACCACTAGCCCTTCTTCCTATGGGGTGCTAACATTCTATATCCAAGTTCCTGGTACTACCTCCGGACCCGATCTTGAATATGCGCCGGTCTTGCAAGCAGGCTCGCTCTTCGCCTCGACTGGCGGGGGCTCCTACAGCTTAATTGAAGATGTTGACTTCTCGCGCTCATCAAACCAAATTGTTGTAGGTACCGTAGATACCACCACAGGGTCTCCTACAAACTATGTTATTCGTGCGCAAGGACGCGCTGTCTCCGGGCGAGGCGCCTACAAGGAAATTACTGTCGGAGACTTTCAAAGATTTTTGAAACTTGATCTGGGGGCGGTGAATGTAGCTGAAGTACTATCAGTTACAGATTCAGAAGGTCACGAGTATGTTGAGGTTGACAACCTATCCCAGAATACTATTTATAAAGCCATCCGCAATACCAATACCGCAACCAATAACACAGTTAGAAACATTATGAAAGCTGTCCCAGTAGCACGAAGATTCACTGTTGAAAGGGAGCGTGACCGCACTTATTTACAGTTTGGATATGGCTCTGATTCTGAGCTTCTTAGCGACTCGGTGACAGACCCATCAGCTTTAGTGTTGGACTTAAACGGTCGCGATTACATTACTGATATTGATTTCGACCCCACAAAGCTAATCAGCACTGATAAATTCGGGATCGCACCGGCAGACACTACGTTGAGAATATCCTATAGAGTAAATACCACTAGCGATGTTAATGCTGGGGTGAATACAATCGTAAATTTGCAGCGACCTCTCTTCCGGTTTAGATCGCAAGGAACTCTCTCACAGGTGACCCGCAACGCAGTGCAGGGTACCCTGGAGGTTATCAACGAAGAAAGCTTTGTAGGTGATGTCTCTCTGCCGTCGACAGATGAAATTAAACAGCGTGTTATGGGGTTTTATGCGACTCAAAATCGCGCCGTAACAGCACAAGATTATCAATCTTTAGCCTATGCGATGCCCGCGAGATATGGCGCCGTAAAAAGAGCAGCCTTAATTAAAGACTTCGGCGCTCTTAAACGAAATTTGAATCTCTATGTGGTTTCCGAAGACACGAGCGGTAAACTAACGCCTGCCAATATTACACTTAAAAATAACTTAAGAACTTGGATAAGTCAATATAAGATGATTAATGACACAGTCGACATACTAGATGCAAAAATTGCTAATTTTGAAATCAAATTTACTGTTGTTGCAGACCTCAATACGAGTAAGTATACTGTCGTGAATAGAGCTTCTGCCGCACTAAGAAAATATCTTTCTACACACCAATATGATATCGGAGAATCTATTGTGCTAACCGAGTTCTATAAAGTATTGCAGAAAACCGAAGGCGTAGTAGATGTAGAGGGACTAGAGGTCGATGGGATCTCAGGAGGGAATTACTCCGATACTAGTTTTGATTTTGAAGGCAATTTAGCTGCAGACAGCAAAAAGGTTGTCGGAGAAAAGAATGTTGTATTTGAACTAAAGTTCCCAAATGTCAACATTAAAGGATCTGTAAGATAATGGCCATAGTAAGATATACGGCGAGTGCTGACACCACCATCACGAATGCTTACGAAGCAAATTTGAGGACGCGGGGCAGTGGGTCCAACATGGGCTACGCGGATTCTCTTGAGGTATTCTCCATATATGGGCAGGAGTCCGGCTCGACCGGACAGTCGCAGGAACTGTCGCGTATTCTCGTTAAGTTTCCTATAGACACCGTTTCAGCCGACCGAGACGCCGGCACAATCCCGGCCTCTGGCAGCGTATCTTTTTATTTGAAGATGTTCAATGCCGAAACGCCTTTTACGCTACCGCAAGATTTTAATTTAATAATCGCTCCGGTTTCCCGAACCTGGACGGAGGGAACAGGTCTCGATATGGACAATTATCAGGATTTGGGAGTAGCCAATTGGGGATCTGCCAGTTCTACAACAGCTTGGACAAGCGTCGGTGGCGATTATCTGACAGCTTCAAATTATAATGTATTATTTCCCGCGGGGTATGAAAACATCAATCTTGATGTGTCAGAGATTGTTGAACGATGGATAACCTCCGGCAATGAGTTTACAAATTATGGTTTCGGAGTCCGCCTGACAGCTAGTCAGGAAGCCTACTTTTCTAATTCTAGCGGAGTAGATTCGGGAAGTGTAATCCAGAATACGCAAGGCGCATCACAGTCTTACTACACTAAGAAGTTTTTTGCTCGCTCAACAGAATTTTTCTTCAAGCGCCCGGTGATCGAAGCGCGCTGGAACTCAAGGACCGAGGACGACAGAGAAAATTTTTATTATTCGAGCTCACTAGCACCAGCCGCCGATAATCTCAATAAGCTCATCCTCTATAATTATGTGCGGGGGCGTTTAGTTAATATCCCGTCAGTGGGTACCGACGACCTCTTAGTATCTTTTTACTCTAGTTCCAATGGCTCTCCATCTGGCTCGAAGATCAAGCTCCCTCTAGGCGGCGGGGTTGTCGCTGATGATGATCTTAACGCCACAGCAAGTTACTCTAGCACGGGTCTCTATTCTTGTCAACTTGCACTTACCGCAGCGGCAACTCGATTTTTAGCTGTTCACGATGTTTGGCATTCTGGTGGCACCGAATTCTACACAGGTTCTTTTTATCCTGAGTTGGTACCCACATATGATAGTGCTCCAACCTTTAATAGGATAACTTCTTGTAGGAATTTGAAAAAGAGCTATGTTACAAGTGATAAAGCACGTTTCCGTTTCTTTGTCCGAGACAAAGATTGGAGCCCAACAATTTATACTGTTGCGACGGCTAATAATCCAACAGACATTATCACGAGCGCTTCGTACTCTATTTGTCGGGTAATAGATAATTACATAGCCATTCCATACGGAACAGGTTCAGACTTGAGTACATACCTCTCATATGATAAGGATGGCAACTATTTTGATCTAAATATAAACTTACTCGACCCAGGATATATGTACGAAATTAAGTTGTCATATTATAACGATAGTATAGGAGATTGGCAAGAACAACCACAGACGTTCAAATTTAGAGTTGAAGAATAATTAAAGTATGAGCATTAAGAAGTATTTCGAAGTTGCCGAAAACATACAGTCTCTCGCAAACAAGTCAGCCGCCGACATAGGATCCGAGGTTGAGTCTGTTGGATATCACGCGCAAGATATCATCGAGGAAGAGAGATTCATACCTCGTATCGACTTTTCCAAGCCGGAAAATTTCGCTCGCTACGGCTCGGCCGAAGAATACTACGAACAATCTATAAAACGAATTTATAATACCTATCCGTATGATGGGTCTCTCAAAGAACGTCTAGAGTGGGTCAATGATTCTACATATTTAGATCTTCACATATACGATCACGAATATCCCAGGACAACTGGTTATATCATTATGTCCGC